NGTATCAACAAAGTCAAAGGACAGGCCAGGCAACACTGAACCTGTTATGTTCAATTCCAATGATTGATTCACTCGAGCTGTATTCGTCGCAGTACGTCCCGGAATCTTTGGCAACAAAACAATGAATTGTAATCCAGTTGCTAGATTGAGACCGCATTCATCATCAGCCATTTTTCCTTCCTTAATATTATAATGGAATTTCCTAAGAGTTAAAGTGGTTTTTCACGATTTTTGATAAGTTCTAGAGCAAACTCTCTTTTCATACTTTCAATAGTTTCTGTCTCACCTGTATCTACATCAAAACCCCAGATATCAAAATCTTCATCTCCATACAATTCTTTCCGTTTATCTTCTTCAAGTTGACCTAACCATTTTTGTCTTTGGATCATTCTCTCATCATAGTATTTGGTTTTCATGATGAAACATGCCCAAACCAAACCGGATATGAGGTCATCTTTTCCACTGTCAGCGTGAAATTTGAGATTGTCTTCAATGTAATCACAGAGTTCTTCAATTGTTTTCAGATCATGAAGTTTCAAGATTTTGTCATCAACCAAACTTTTGAACCAGAAATTGGCATCTGGTTTTGTTTTTGGGGTGGCTTTGACTCCAAGTTCAAACTTTTCACCTTTTGGTTTTCCATCCCGGCTGTAATTGACCATATGTTCATATTCATGTTCGTGCCACAAATCTTTAACAACCGAAAATGATTCAGCGTTGTTTTCAACAACCATCCATGCATTATTGTAGTAGTTACACCATTTGATTATCTCTCTGGGAAAATCAACAATGGAAACTGTGTTACTTTGAAACGTAAAAACTTGTTCAATCTTGATTGGATACTCTGTAATGTCGAGGATTTGAATAACAGAGTCATTCAATTCCAATCCATGGGCCACATCAACACCAGCTACATATGTATGTCCTGGCCTTGGATGTGCGTAAATTCTTGCCTTTCCATTATCTCTTTCTTCAAGAGGGTCATCAAACTTGACCGCCAATTCTTCCAAGACTTTTGGATTGATCAATGTGTTGGCAGAACCCAAAAACTTAAGACCATGTTCCTGATCAAAAAGTCTCTGGCTTCCTAGGTTTCGTATTTCTAGTTCAGCCCAATCCTCATCTCTCCCGGGCACCTGCCACCAGTTTATTGTATATGGCGCAAATTCATTCTCACCTTTTTTGGCTCTAACCCACATCCGATGATAGAGATTTCCAATTCCTTTTGGAGTTGAAATGATTATGACCTGACCACCTGTAGCAATGGTTGGATAGTTGGCTGCCCAAAAATCATCGGCGATTGAGGGTTTTACCTTTGCAAACTCATCACAGATCAGAACTGAAATTGATTCACCTGTAAGAGAATCCTCTGTTGTAGAACCGCAGATGATATTTGTTCCATTGTCAAATTCAACGGATGTTTTGGCCCATTCTCGAATTCCAGGTTTGAGAAAGGCTGGAAGTCCTTTGTAGATAAATCTCATTCGACGAAGTATGGTCTTTGCCGAATCCCATTTGTTAGAAACAACAGCAATTGTTCTGTGGTCATGGAATAACGCGTACCAGATTGCAAAGACGGAAACGGTGGTAGATTTACCTGACTGTCTTGCGGCGAGAACAATTAAGAAACGTTCATTGAGACACAAATCGAGCAATTCTAATTGGTAATCATATGGCTCCATCTTTATGAAGCCGCCCTTTGGATGCGTTATCTTAACGTATGTCCGGGCAAAATAAAAGATATCATTCTTACATTTGATAATTTCCTCAATCTCTTCCGGGGTGTATTCCCGAATCAGATCCGGAGCAACAAGTTCTTCACCATCAATTCGAACTCCGGGCATTTTCTCCCTCCTCCTACTTATTTCGTGGCTGTCTACTTAAGGTTCGAGCCACCAGAACCCGTTTAAACTTACTCATCTAAGAGTTTCTTGATTTTTTCCATTTCATGAGAAAACCATTCTTGTAGTTGTTCTGAACCATAGAACACAGAGGAATCCAACATATCAATTTTTCGTTCTGTTTCAATCAGAATCTTCATACTTTCTCGAATGATTTTTTTGGCTTCAACAATGGAGGTTCTTTTGAATTTGCTATCAGTTTTCTCCAATGGATCAAATCCTAAGAAATGTCCCATTACTTTTTCTCCTTCTTCTTTTTGAGGTTTTCTAGTTTTTCGTCAAGACATTCTTTACACAAACCACTTGAAATTCCACCAAATTTCTTTTCTTTGGCGGGCTTTCTATCATATTCCCTTTCACAAACAATACATTGACTAACTAGTTCACCTTCTTTCTCTTCCTCTTTCTTTTTCTTTTTCTTTTTCTTCATTTCTAGGAAGTCCTTGAAGTTCATTCGTTTGCGTTTGAATAGTTTGTCTGTAGGTTTATGATACTGACCAATATCTCCAGAATCAGCAGGTCCTCCTGAACTATAACTTGTTGTGAGATCCTCATCGGCGCTTTTTTCTGAGTTTTCTGAAATCTTGTCGTACATGGACTACAGATCCTTGGAAATAATTTCCTTCATCAATTGCTCGCGGGTAATGATCAAGGTCTTCTTATCTCCTGGTGGTTTATTCGCCTCTTTGTTCTGGACTTCAACCTTTGCTTTTTCAATGGCCAACTTGGCTCGATCTAGTTTGAATTTCTCCTTTTGTGTTTTGACCTTGTTAACCTGATCAATTGATGTTGAGATGGCCTGAATTATATGGGCCGCCGACTCATACATTTTTTCTGTAATCATACCACGATCTAAATTCTTCTTCAGATCCTTAAGGATCTGAGCACCCATTTCAATGTTTTCTTTTGCCGTATCAAAGATGAATTTTTCAAATTCTTTATCATCTTCAATAGGAATTACACTGACATCTAGGATCTCATCAACAGGTTTTGCGGGGAGATTTTCTGGATTTTCAGACTGGGGTCGCACTTCAACAACCTCAGTTGTTTCCTCCTCTTTCTCCTCTTCCTCTGTACCTAATAGTTTGTCCAACTTTTTTGGGTCCACACCAGGCATTATCTTGATCGCTCCTCTTTTCCTATTGTTTTAAACCATTTCACCCAGGATTTGAAATCCAATGGTTTTTGTTTCTTTTTCTTCATTTCGTTAACATACTGACCATAAAGAGCCCGTTTTTCAATTTGTTCAGCTCTGGCATCTGTCATTCCTAATATCCTTCCAATCTCCTTAAATGTTTTTCCTTCTACCCATTTCATTCGAACAATTGTTCTTTCCTTTGGTTTTAGCTTTGCCATCATGCCTTTAATCATTGTTTGGTGTAACAGGTTATCCTCTGTTTTTCCAGGACGTCTGGCAAGATATCGATCAATTTTTGTTACAACATTTCCTTCAATATCTGTATCAGTGACTACATCTGGGACCTCTTTCTTTCTTCGTTCTCTTTCCCTGCCGGTAAAATCTCTAATAGCCGTAAGTATGTAAGAATGAGCAAATGTTGAAAACTTTTTGCCTCTCCGAACATCAAAATCATCAACAGCTCGCATAAGGGCTGGTATGGCTTCTGAAAATAGAAGCCCAATGTCACCGTGAAAATGGTGTACAAACTTTTTCGCAATGTGCAATATCAATTTCAAATTGCTTTGTACAATCTTATCCTTTAAAACTTTTCTTCGAGCACCTTTCAAACGTTGCAAATCTTCAAATGCTTTTTTCTCTTCAAGAGGACTTAAAACAGGAGCTTTCGCGATTGACTTCTGAAGTCCCACAAAATCTAATTGTTCTAACATTTGTTGGATCTCCTCAATCAGGTTTTTAACTTCCATTTGTCCATCCTCTTTATTATAAGATATGAATATTAACACAACATTAACAAAGTATTAAAGTTCAGTGTCTTCAACAGCGTTTCCGTCGAATGGTCCAGCTGTTGGTGGACCCTCTTTATCACCAGGTTCGTAGATCGAATATTCCCAATCCAATACGCCACCAGAGATATCTAATCCTTCTGTAACAGTTTTTGCAATGTGCTGGGACTCTCTGAATTGATCATTGCCAGTAATGATCGTTATTGTTGTTCCATCAACAGAATGGACAACAGTTGAGTCATGTCCAAAATAGTCGATGTAAATTTTCTTGATTAAATTGCTGTTTGTATCAATACCTCTGAAAATCCATGTTCGGACTGTAAATTCCAGATCCCATGTTATGATCCGTCTGTCCTCAACACTGTATTCCTCATTACCTGTTGGACTTGCGCTATCAAGATCTGTTCGAAGATTTATGAAATCACCATTTGTGGGCCCCGTTAATGTAATGTAAACAAATGGTCTGAAATGGGGAAGAACATTTTCAAGAATTTGATTAAGATCTTCCTGATATTTTGACCAAATCGTCACCTTGTATGTGACGTTATATGGAGCCGGCTTTGGGATCCGTGTAAATAAACCAGATATGAAATTTGGATCAACAACACATCTTGCATGGGCGCCAGACTGTCGATCAGGATCATAGGCAATTCCGGTCATAAAAACAGAAATGGCCGGAAGAACAGGATCAAACTGTTTCTGTTGGATCCAGTTCCAGATCTTACTTTTTGGGCCATACCGAAGTGGAACTTTTCCAATGGTTTTGATGACATTTCCATTTTTGTCATATCGTCTAACCTGAATATCATTGAAAAGATCCAAAAACTGTATGGTTGTGTTTCTTATTGCATAAAAGTATGCGTACGCTTTCATCTAACCAGCCTTCTTAAGAATAAAGTACATCATCAAAAAGATTATGGCTATTCCGTAAAAGATACCTACCGCAGACCAGTATCCACCTGTGAGTTTGAATGTATAGCCGAACAAAAGATCGTAACCCAGTGGATTGAAGAACATTGCTAGAGCTAAACAGAGCTCTTTCATTCCTGATCTGCCGAAAATTGTCATTAACTCCTCCCGGTTTTGGAGGGACTGAATCATCTTCCATTTATGTTTTTATCCTTTTATCTTTGAAATTGTTTTTGCCTGATTTGAAAGATCAACCAACAATGTATGCATCTTATCGACTGCAAGATAGTCTGACTGTTCAACACTTTTCATGAGGGTTCTTAACAATGGTTCAATCGAACTTCTAAATTTCTGTGTTTCTGTTACAACCTTCTTAACATTTGCAGATACGGAAACAGCCTCAGATAAAAGTGTGTCATCTTGCATAAGTGTATCGAGTTTCATTTGATTCCCTCAAAATAGATTCTAGGATCGTACTTTCCTCTTCCCCCACAATTAAGAATGAAATCAAGCATACTTAGGTTTGAAACAAATGTCCCATGTAGCTGTCTGTATTGTCTGGGAACAAATGAGGGCTCTGGAATTAACCATCCATCATTTTCTTTCATCCATTTCTGGATATCACCTATTTTGGATTGTCTTTCAAACTTGACGAGATCAAATCCAATCAACTTGCATATTTTCTTGATCAATTTCATGTTCAAATAGTAAAGATTTTCCCATCTCTTCAAAAGATAGAAGTCTTTGAATTCTTCAAGATAGCCATGCCATTTACAGCCCTTATAGGCGAGTTCCATACATTGCCAGTGTCTTTTAGCCCAAGGACCAGGCATGACCTTAGTGTCTTTCAATAACTGTCCCTGTTGTTTGTAGATTGGGACGGTTAAAATGATTCTTCCTTGTGGAGTCTTCAGGGTAGTACGAGTATGGTCCTCCCTGGTTTCAACTTCGTCAAGGAATATGAATGTATCACATAGACCAATACGCTGAAACATCTCTGGTCCTGGTAGATAACCAGGATCACCAATGGCAATTTTCATTCCAATACCTCAAACTGATTATTTGTCTGGTTCACCACGTTCCGCACGAACGAAGAGTTTCTTCATATCCTCTTCTTTCTTTTCTAATCTTCTTTTTTCGCACTCTTCCTCTGTTTTGTTTTCATCATAGATGAACTCAAATATGTTTTTATCGAGGAAATTTCTTACAGTTAAGATGGGAATGATGTAAGACATATGTGTAATCGCATCAGCACCAAAGCCCATCATCGCAACAGCTATTCGAGCTGGAACACCAATAAATTCTGCTGATTCAGACAAGAAACATGCACCGCCGGAGTTTCCAAAGATTGTGGGAGCTGTCTGCATCCAATATGGGTAGTTGTCAATGGTCACATCAAGGTAACAAAGTTGACCATTGGTATGGATAACAGGACTTCCCATAGCGGCACCACAAACAACAGTTGCCATTCCAGCGTTGAGACGTTTCTTTTCCTCACCTTTTGGAAACAACTTCGCTACGTAAGGAATCTTATGAGAGGTCTTGAGTTTAAGTAGAGCCAAGTCCATATTCTTATCATAGGCCTTGATCTCTGCCCTCATTGTCTTCTCTGTTCCTTCCCAAGAAAGATATTCCCATTCAAAGAAATCAACATGAACCTCAGCGAGAACATCAGTTTTGATGTTTCTCTTGAGAAGGCCTGACCACTCTTCCTTTACCTCAATGCTGTCCTCTACAACGTGGTGATTTGTCAACACGTATGAGGAGAATACAGATGGGTCGTTGGCGGTAGGCTTTGAATACAGAACGGTCCCAGATCCACGTGATTTCTGGGCATTAATACGACAACATACATATTTCATTTCTTCATGTAGCCTATCGATGTACTTTTTGTCCATTACATACCTCCTGTTAGTATGAACCAAATAGATCATCATCGAGATCTTCTTCTACGTCATAATCTACTATTTCATTAGATTCTTCCTCGATGAATTCATTATCCGCACCATCAAATTCACTCTGAGTCGAATCTGTAAACAATCGTAGATTAGGATCTGCGTGTGGATGATCCGGTGTTACATCCTCTTGATAACTAAATTCGAATCGTTTCAATGTAAATGTCCACAAAGATGATACATAAGCCATTACTGGATGATCATGAACATATGTTACTTCATAATTGACGTTGTTCCAGGTTGTTCTAACAACATCACCTACTCTCGGTGTTCCTGTCGAATCGATTTTCGTAGCATATTCATCTTTGGTGAGGGTCATATTGAATTCTTCATCGGCCATCATTCCAAAGGCTGACCAAAATCGATTTGGTTCTTCTATATTTTCAAAGAGAACACGACATCTTCTTGGTTTTCCATATCTTTCAAGCTGAGCTTCGCCATACAATTGATCCATATTTGTATCAATGTGGCTGAGTCGATAATACAAGACATCTCCACCGTAGGCCTGATGAGATTCTGTTAACCACTCAGCCCACAGAGAAATCTCCTGGTTGGTCCCGTCATCCATATCGAAGTATCGAAATAGGCCCAAACCAGCATTGGGATCATCTCCACGCCATTTGGCATCTCTTCTACCTCGATCATCTTCGACATCTTTAACCCAACCAACATCACCATCTTTAAATCCTACACCATCGACAATATCATCTTTGAAAGATTTTTTCTTAGCCATTTTTAACCGCTATGATATCTTGATTCAACAATTAGTCCTTTTACAATCTTGAATACAATTCCTTGTGCCGTCATATCGTCTGTTAGACCAGTGTAGACTTCTCCATCTCGATCATCAATTACTCTATATTCTCCTTCAACATACAGATCTTCTTTAACGGTTGAATCCTTTCGAGATAGAACATCATCTCCAAATCTAACCTCTCCTGCATTCGTCCATATAGCATAGTTCTCCCGGTCACCCATAGTTGCCCAATTTATATCAGGAAGATACAAACCAAACATCTGTTCAATTCTCGGGTTGTTTGATTTGCTTTCATTTCCTCGGATAAAGTAAACCGCTTCAGAGGTTGTATCATTTCCAAGGACATACATATTGATGTCTAAACCAATTTGTCTCTTAGCAAATCCGCCGCCCTTACTTGATGACCAAGTGACGGTATTACTGAGATCTAATCCTTTGACTGTTCTCACCATTTCTTGATGGTGAGGTTGTGCAGATGATACAACAATCTGACCACCCCAGACATTAGTAAATCCACTTGAATCTTCATATACCGTAGAAGTGATATAGGCACCATAAGCACCGCCCCATCCCGATACAACATCATGATAAATGAATTCGAAGTGGGCACCTCTGCCTCCAATACTTCCCCAATCTTCGGTTGTAAAATTGGTATTGCTATATCCAAACGGCGAGAATGAAAAAGCAGAAGGACCAGCATGAAGTGTAAGTGGTTCTAATTTGTTTTCTACAATAAGAGTATCTTTGATTGTAGCATCGTCCTGAACAACAAGATCTTTCCTTACAATAGCATCCTGAACGTCGAGGTTACCAAATTCCAAGTTTCCTAGAATGGCATTTCCTTCAACATAAAAATCGCCTTTAACAGTAGCATCTTCTCTGACTATTAAATCGTCACCAAAACGTACTCTTCCTGCATTAGTCCAGATAGCCCAATTATTAACGGTGGCTTGAGAAATATTTTCTATGTAAAGACCCGATTGTTCCGCTGCAAATCCTGCTACATCACCTATCATCAATGCTCGATCACTTTGAGGTTCGGCTCTTACACCCATGAAATCCCCGAATCTATGCTTTCCCGCACCAGTATAAATCGCAAAATTATCAAGTGGCGCTGTAGAAATATTTTCTATCCAAATACCATAATGGAAATTGCCTGTTGGAGGATCATCTATAGTCAAACTTCTCCCTGGCAAAGGAGGAGCGTTAATTCCAACAACATTCTCGACACTTAGTTTTCCCTTATATGTTGAGTCACCATAAACTTCTAGATCTCTGGTAGATACTTTACCCTGTAAATCCAATAGACCTTCTACAATTAGAGTGCCTCGAACCGTGGCATCATCACGAGCCAAAAGTTGGTCTCCTAGTCGAACGGTTCCTTGATTTGTCCAGATTGCCCAACTTTCATTCGAAGCTTCTTTTACATCATCAACGTAAAGACCATATCTATTTTGTCCTTGTTTTACTTCACTATACAATCCGTAAGTTCTTGGTGCATTGAAATTGCCCCAAACAGAACCGAAAACTCCATAGGCATTAAGAATACTTCCGCCGCAGAATTCAGCGACTCCCCTTACTCCATATAACTCTCGTGCTGAATAACTTGTTCTTACGATAGCTCTTGCTTCAACACCAATAATCGGCCTTGCCCAATTTGAGGTAGACCACCCCAAAGCCATGAATTTTCCACCAACAACAGTAGAATCATTGTGCCGATTTGAAATTGTGGCGGATAGGGCGGCGGCATAGTCATCGCCTGCATGATCTAGGTCATCCATCTGACCAATTACTATCTTTGGTTGTTTATCTTGATATCGTGCTGGCTGTTGATAGAGAATGATATCTCCACCCACTACAATATTGTTATGAACTGTAGCATCACCCTTTATGAAGGTATCTCTTAGATCGGCTATGCCTTCAACAGATAAACGATCTTTGATTGTAGCATCGTTATAGACTATAAGATCGTCATGAATAGTTACATTATTGAGTAAACTTTCTCCTTCAACTCTTAGATCGTATTTGATTGTAGCATCGTCTTGAACTAGAAGATCTTCATGAACCTTTACAGCTTGAACACTCAGGTCAGAAAGTTGTACGTCTCGTGAAATTACGAATCTATTTCCATCCCATGATATAGAATGCTGTGTTCCATTAAAGTATAGATAACAAGGTTCGCCAGTTGCACCATCAAAATTGACATAGAATGCATTACCATTTTGTACTAGATTCAGGCCACAACGTATATTGAGATCCGTAGTAATGGTGTTTCCTATAATATGTCCTTCAACTCTAAGCTGATCCTTGACTGTCGCATCATCTTGAACAATAAGATCTCGGTGAATATGGAAATCTTGAGCTTCAATCGCTTGAGTCGCCGTATCAATCGCTCCAATAATCCTACTCTCAACCCTTAGTTGATTTTTGACCGTAGCATCATCTTGCACAATTAGATCTCTATGAACTTTAAAGTCCTGGGCCTCTATTGCTTGTGTTGCAGTATCAATCGCTCCAATAATCCTACTCTCAACCCTTAGTTGATTTTTGATTGTAGCGTCATCTTGAACAATAAGATCTCGGTGAATCTGGAAATCTTGAGCTTCAATCGCTTGTGTTGCATTGTCAACTGTGCCTATGAGACTTTGTTCAACTCTAAGTTGGCCCTTAACCGTGGCATCATGATACATAAGAGCATCTTTATACATTCTTACAAAACCAGTCCCGGGCACTAAGTTAACATCGCCATTGGTTCCGGCAAACAATCTGACATGTCTATTCGATTGTAAGGTTATTCCAGTACCATTAGCCTCTGTGACTGACAGACCTGATCCAAGTCTTCCGAGGAAGATCCTTCCTTCAACAAGAAGGGCATCTTTAACGGTGGCGTCGTCTTGAACAATCAAATCTTTATGAATATGAAAATCCTGGGCTTCAGTACCAATATCAATTGTACCAATTATCGGCCCATCAATTCTTACAGCTCCTTTGAATGTAGAATCTTTAGCAATTAACAGTCGAGCGGCTTCCACTCTT